CTATTATATATATATATCATCTACTAGCCCTATAAAAAATATTGACGGATAAGGGCTTATAGCGTAGGTGGATGGGCAAATGGATGCTAAAGAGGAACTCATAGACTCTATTCGGGAGGGAATTTTAGAGATCCAAGAACACAATCCTAAGAATAATAGTGTATTGTCTAAGAGTAACCCCGAAAAGGTTGCGGAGATATTGTACTTACACGCTACTGGGGTAACTCAGACCAAGATGAGAACCAAGTATGGGCTCAAACGTGAAACAATTGTAAACGTCTTGTTGGACTATGCCGACTTCACGGGCAAGTGGAAGCAGCTAGGAAGCAAGATAAGGGGCAGAGCATTCTTAGAACTATCCTCGTTGGAGGAGGATTTGATAGAGCAGCTAAGAGAAAGGATGGAGTCTGGTGAGATAAAGGCTAGTTTCAAAGACTTGTTGCCATTGGCGGTTGCGTTGGAGAAAGCGGAGAAGGGTAGTAACACATTTAGGGGAGAAGCTAGTACCATTGTAGAGGAGCGTAAGGTGGTTAGCCAAGAGGACTATGAGGCTACGGTGAAGGCTGCTAGGGAGCGTATAGCTAACATGAAGAAGGCGGAGGTAGTTGTTGACCAAGAAATGTAAAGATTGCGGCCAAGAGCTACCGATTACCGAGTTTCATAGCAATGGTCAAGGTAAGGGTAAAAAAAGGTATAAACCTAGATGTAGGAAGTGCAGTAATAATAGGGCAAGAGCCCAAAGAGATGAGCTGATTAAAAACCATTTTGGGGGTTGGAAATGTTCTAGGTGTGGTTTTGAGGGAAGGCCCATTCAATTTGATTGTCACCATGCTAGGGGTGTTAAAAGATTTAAAATTTCTGAGAATTTTAGAAAAGCAGTGAGCAGTAAAACTGTTTTCTTAAACGAGCTAGAGAAGTGCAATTTGCTATGTGCCAACTGCCATAGGCTAGAGCATGAGGTGGTTCACATTGAAACAAAGCCTTTTACTTCTGATCCAATAAGGCACGACCTAAACAGAATTTTATAATGAACAGAAACATTGAACTAGTTAAAAAATCTCTAGATACCATTAACCCGGAGTGGGAAGTGTTCTTAGTCGCCTCTATGGGGGAGAATGGATTTGAGTATGACACTTTTAGTCGAGGGTTTAGTCCTGAGTTAGAAGATCAAATGTCTTGTTTTTTAGCATTGGTTAATGGTTCAACGATGAAGGACTTGGAAGATTATTTCCCAGAATGATTGAGTTTAGCGATCATCCAATATTAAGGCCCCCTACAGACGAGGAGATAGTGTTCCTAGGGGAGAAACACCCCAAGGTGCTAAAGGAGCTGCACGAGGCCCATGAGGGCCGTATAGAGGCTTCTGAGCAAGATCCGGTAAGACATGGGTTTAACCTAGATGGTTGGGAGCGTATTAAAGATGGACTAGGAACATACAACGAGTGTCTGTGTTTGGGGGGCAATCGGAGCGGCAAGACAACTGGCTGTGCCAAAATTGTCATGGAAAGTGTGATAAATAACCCAGATGGCCATGTTGTTTGTTTTTCCCAGAACGCTGATACCAGCGTAAAGGTGCAGCAAGCTGCGGTGTGGGAAATGATGCCCAGGGAGTTTAAGAAGAAGACCAAGAGTATTGAGGGCTACATAAACTACTCTATGCAGAATGGGTTTACCGGTAGTAGCTTCATCTTCCCCGATACTAGAACTAGGGTTGATTTTAAAACCTACACCCAGTTTTCCAATAACCAAACCATCTTGGAGGGTTTTGAATTTGGGTTTAGGTCTGGGGACAATTTGAACATTGGAACGTGGTTAGACGAATATCTTGGTGACGATGCCTTGATAAACACTTTGCGTTTTCGGTTGGCTACTAGGAATTCCAAGATGTTAATAGCCTTCACTCCTATTAATGGGTACACTCCGTTTATAGCAGAATATTTAAAGGGTTCTGAAACCTTAAAGACTAGAAGGGCAGAGCTTCTTAACCGAGAACTTCCAGTGCAGCAATATAGCCCGAAACGGGACGCATCGGTAGTCTACTTGCATTCTGATGAGAACCCGTTTGGTGGGTATAGTCGGATAGCTAAAGATTTGCGGGATAGACCGGAGGAGGAAATATTGGTTAGAGCTTATGGTGTTCCTGTAAAAAGTGTGACATCGTTGCTTCCGCTTTTCAATACAGAGGTTAATGTTCTTGGTGAGGAAAAGAATAAGTATGGTATGTCCTTCCCTGACATATCGGACAAAAGCAAGTTTACTTGTTATCAGGTGGTTGACCCAGCTGGGGCTCGCAACTTCACTGCTATATGGGCTGCTGTGGATCGGGACGGTTATGTTTACATTCGCCGGGAATGGCCCGATAGGGATACCTATGGAGAGTGGGCTATGTTTGGTGATCCTAAATGGAAGGTGGGGCCAGCAACCAAGAAACTAGGACTAAACGTAGAAAGATATGCTGAGCTGTTCCGAGAGATTGAAGACGATATTGGTATAGAAGTTTTTGAGCGTATAGGTGACTCTAGGTATTTTGCTAGAGAGAATGACAACAATGAAGATTTGTTTATGTTGTTTGATGAATATGGAATGCTTTTCCATCCATCAGATGGCCGCATGGAAGAGGTTGGTATTAGTGCGGTTGACGAGTGGTTTACCTACAATCCAAACGATCCAATAGATGCTGCAAACAGGCCATTGTGTTACATACACAGGGAATGTGGGAATTTGATTGACAGTTTATTAAATTATAATTCACAAGGTAAAGCGGATGAGGCTCTTAAAGATTTCTTTGATCTTATACGCTATTTACGAATGGCGAATGGGGGAGAAGGCCCGGACTACATGGAGAACAGAAGCTTGCTAACAACGAGCAAATCAAAAGGAGGATATTAATGCCGAAGATTAGGATAGGAGCATTAGCTGAGGAGCTTGATGCTGATGTAGATAATTTAGTTAGTTTAGCTAAATCAAAGTTGTGTTCCTCTATGATTACAGGAAAAGGCGGCAAAGCATTGTGGATTAATGAAGATGGACAAGAAATATTGCGTATGGCTGTAGACATTCCTGAGATTGTTCCCAAACACTACAAAGGGTATGTTATAAAGTCTGCCGCAAATCCCAGATACATATACGCTTTAATTAAGGAAATTAATAAGAAGGTTCCGGTGTGTGTTCCTAGAAAATTAAGAAAAGCCTTGGTTGGTAAAAATATTAAAATAGAGGCTATTGAAGATGAAGTTGGAGTGTCCTACAGATACGTCAGATGACATCACAATGAACCGTCAATGGATATGTGAGCAGATAGATCGACTGCTTGCTTGGGAGATTTTGTGCAAAGTAGCTACCCACGATGAGCTTTACTCAATAAAATCCAGCGAGTTATGTGATAAGATAGGAGCTAACGAGCAATATTTTTATCACGTTTTCCACAACATTAAGGGCAAGCTCAATGCAAAATGATTCTATTTCCGAGTCTCTAACATACGTTAGTGACGATCCTGACATTACGTCTTTACGTTACGCTTATGACCAATCCGTAACTGAGCTTGAAGCATATTTTGATTTATGCCGAAGCAGCTATGATGACCGCCGCAACTGGTGGCCCGGCAAGAGTAGGGATCTTCGCAAGCACGGAGCAGACGCCTTTCCTTGGGAGGGAGCCTCGGACATGGAGAGCCATGTTATTGACGAACGTATAACCAGATTGGTTTCTTTGTTTTTGTCTGCAATGAACAGGGCAAACATCCGAGCATTTCCTGTAGAGGTGGCAGACGTTGCACGAAGCAAGGTAGTTACAAATTTTCTAAAATGGATGGTAAAAAGTGGTTACATTCCTCGCTTTAAACAGGAGATGGAACTAGGAGCCAACTATATGTTGGAACGTGGTATATTGATTACCTACGTTGGTTGGCACATGGAGGACAGATCTTTCCTTCAACGTCTTAGCCTAGAACAAATAGCATCTATTGATCCCGCCTTGGCAGAACTAATTTCTGAAGGTGAAGCAGATGATGATGTTTTGGCAATGCTTCAAAATAGTTTTCAAGGGGTTACCGAGAAAAGAGCCAAGAAAGCTCTTAAAGATTTAAAAGAAAATGGAAGTGCTGAGTTACCAATAGTGCGTCGCCAAGTGAACGCTCCAGAGGTAAAGACACTAGCCCCAGACGGAGACTTTATCTTTCCTCCGTATGTTACCGATCCGCAGCGGGCTCCATATTGTTTTTGGAAAACCTATTACACGCCACAGGAGTTGCAGAACAAAGTGATTACTGATGGTTGGGATGAAAATTTTGTAGAACACGTCATTGATCGTTACCGTGGAGTGAACATTGACTCTATCGAGCGCGAGCAAGAAGGACGCAGATCTCTTAGTCTTACCGATAATGCCTATGAGGCTGAGGAGCTTATTGAAATTGTTTACGGTTACCAAAGATTGATAGACAAAGAAGATGGTTCCGAAGGCATATATTGCACAGTGTTCCATCGTGAGTTTAGTGGAATGCCTGGTATACCGGGTTATGCAAAGTTTGAACTGCTAAACGGGTATGAAGACTACCCAGTAGTAGTTACTAAGCTGTCCGAGGATAGCAAAAGGTTGTATGACACGATGACCATCCCTGACTTGCTTCGTGGTATACAGAACCAAGTAAAGATTGAACGCGATAGCCGGATTGACCGTAATAGTCTTTCTACGGTGCCACCAATAATGCACCCAGTCGGTCAAGCTCCTACAGATTGGGGTCCAGGTAGAATGATACCATATCGCCGTAAGGGTGATTTTGAATTTGGTCCAACTCCTGTTTACAATCAAGGATCTCTTGAGATGGAGAAAACCCAAGAGGCTCAGGCCGATAGGCTTGTTGGTTTGGATCGTGAAGGTCCAGTTAGCCAGATAAGGCAGCAGTTCTTGGTAGACAAATTTTTAACCCATTGCTCTAACGTCATAGGGATGTGCTACAAATGCTTTCAGCGTTTTGGCCCTGACAGTGTTTTCTTTCAGGTTACTGGTGTTCCAGATCCTCAAATGTTTAGCAAGGGAAGCCCAGACGAAAGTTTTGATATAACAATTTCCTATGATGTTCAGAACACTGACCCAGAAAAACAGGAGAACAAACTAAACTCCATGATTTCTTTGCTTCAGTTGGACAGGAATGGAAGAATAAACGTAGATAATTTAGTAACACTAATTGCTGGAAGCGTAGATCCGGTTTTGGCTGATAGTGTTCTTCAACCAGTAGAAGCTGCACAGCAGCAAATGCTCAAAGACATTACAGATGACTTATCAAAAATTTATGCGGGAATCGAGATGCCGGCACGTGCAAACGGTGCTCAAGCGGCTATGGGTATCATTCAGCAATATTTGCAGCAACCGGATATTGCCCAACGTATGCAAACTGATCCTGCTTTCTCGCAGCGTTTGCAAAAGTATATGGGCCAATATCAGTTCTCTATGCAACAAGCTGAGAACGCTCAAATAGGTAAAATTGGTACAGCACCCGCTCAGATGGGTGGAGTTCAAACCCAAAACATGGCTCAGTGAGTTTAGAGAAAGACATACAATCGCTACACAACCACGAGTCTTTTGCTCGTTTTATAAATGTAATATCAGCTTTGCGTGAGGAGTGCATAGGAGATATGCACGAGGCTCCAACAGAGCAGCTTCAGCAAATATCTGGAAGGATAATTACCTATGATCAGATATTACAAATGGTTGACGTGAAAAAACTACAAAAAAGACACAAAGATTTTATTTAATACATGATAATATGTTTCCGCGCAATCGCTAGGCGTAAATAGTGGAAACAGTTATGAACGATGAAATCAATACAGCCGTCGCTGAGGCTGAACCAGAATCAGTGGACAACCAAAACATATCTGCGTCTGACTTTGTTCAGAGACGTAGCGAGGCTTTACTAGGACAACAGTCCGAGGAAGAGTCTCAAGAATTGGCCGAGGAAGCTAGTGAGGAAGAAATTCCAGAGCAAGCAACTGAGGATAATGTTCTTTCACAGTTTAATTTAGACAGTTTGTCGGATGAGGAAAAAGACGCTTTGCGTCAGCAACTCATTCCCGGCGCGCAGTCACGTATTAGTGAACTTACGGCAAGACGGAAAGCTGCTGAGGAAGAGTTGCAAACTATGCAACTAACAATCAAGGAGCCAGAAGTTAAAGACAACCCACTATCTAATTTATCAAATCTTGAAGACCTCCAAAAGAAGTCTGATGAGGTGAGTGATGTTATTAGTTGGGCTGAAGATTTGTTGTTTGAGTCCGATGAATATTCTGCTGACGATGAAATAACTACTGTAGAAGGTCGCCCGATGACTAAGGCCGAAGTGCGTAAAGCTCTTCAAAGTGCCAGAAAATCGCGTGACTCATATATTCCAGACCAATTGAAAAAACTTCAAGGTTTGGAAAACGCAAAAACAATGCGTCAGCAGCTCGGCAATAAAGCCGTAGAGGAACTTGAATGGCTAAGGGACGAGAATGAAAATGAGTTAAAGAATCAGTTCTTATCAATTATGAGTGATCCTAGACTACAAGATTTGGAGAGTTCTTCTCCAGATTTATATTCTCAGATTCCCTACTTCATGTCTCACGCTGTAAATAGCATATACGGGAGAAAACCAATAAAGGGAGAAGGCAAAACAATTTCAAAAAAATCGTTAAAGCTCACTCCTTCTAGTGGTTCAACTCCAGCTTCTGCAATGTCTGAAAAAACTGAAAGACCTTTAGGCAAGGCTTTGAAAGAACATAAAACCCGATTTAAATCATCTGGACGAAAAGACGATTTCATCACGTTAAGAACCTTACAATTACAAAGTAAATAATCATGGCATTCTCAGATACATTTGATACCACAAATCCTGGATCGGCTGTTTCCAATCGTGAGGACTTGATGGACGTACTTACCATCTTGGCTCCCGAAGAAACTCCCGTTCTTTCATCCGCATCTAAATCACGAGCAAACGCTACGTTTGTTGAGTGGACTGTAGACAGTCTTTCATCTCCCAGTACCACTGGGATAGCTGAAGGAGCTGACGTTACTACGTTCACCGACCAATTCAGTGGCCGCGCTCGTCTAGGCAACTACGTTCAGAAGTTCCGCCGCGACTACATGGTTTCCGACTTACAGGAAGCTGTTGACTCCGTTGGTCCTGCTAAAGTAGCACAAGCCGAAGCAAAGGCAATCCGCGAACTAAAGCGTGACATTGAAGCCACTCTCTGCTCTACCAACGACCGCGCTGCGGAAGATGGAGCTGGAACGGTTTACAAGTTGCGTGGACTTGGTGACTGGATTGATTCCGCAGGACCGTCTGACGTTCCTGCTGCATTCCGCACTCCTGCTGACAGCATCCACTCAACTGGTGCTTTCACGGAAACAGTATTCAACAACCTCATCACCTCGATCTTCCGTGTTACCGGAATGAGCAATGGTTTGACGTTGGTTGCTGACACTGCTCTGCGTCGTGAGATCAGCGACTTTGCTCGCCTTGATCCAGATGGTTCCGGTGCTGGAACTTCTATCCGTAACGTAAACTACAATGGTGACGTTGCTCAGATTAAGCTCTCTGTTGAGCTTTATGAGTCTGATCACGGCACGGTTGCTATCGTTAACGGAAACCCTGACTGTATGCCCGACACGACTAACAAGGACACTGGTTATCTGGTTCACCCAGAATACTACGGTGTTTCCGAGTTGATCCCAATGGGTAGTGCCCGTCTCCCCAATCAAGGTGGTGGCGAACGTGGATTTGTTGACTGCGCATTGACGCTGACAGTATTCCACCCCGGCGCACACGGTAAAATCACAGCACTTAGCTAAACCATAGGAGGTACATTAAAATGGCTATTGAACTAAAGAAAGTACAAAACGTTGAAACCCTAGCATTGGGATTCAATTATGAAGCTTCTATTGACCTGTCTACTCTCGGCACAACCGCTGGTTCAGCGACTGCTGTAGACATTCAAGTTGGTGGAGCTGCTATGGCTGGAGGTGTCTTCGGAGCTGCAATCATTGTTGACGAGCTTGTCGTTGGAACCAGCATCACGGATGCCACTATCGCTATTGGCGATGATGGTGACGCTGATGGTTTCGTCGATGAAGTTGACGTGTTCAGTGACAGTGGAAACCTCGGCAAGATTTTTGCCAACACAGGAGCACTTTCTGTTGTAGGTTTTCATCTTGTTAGTGCTGTTGATCTCACCTACAACTTCACAGGTGAAGGACCAGACGTTGCTACTGAAGGAAAGATTCGTCTTTTGATGAAATACTATCCTACAGCAGGAGAGTTATTCGCATCATAATTCTTTAAAATAAAACTATCTAGGGGAGGTCAGGCCAGTTCTGGCCTCCCTTTTTTATTTATGAATATTATTAAATGCCAAGGAGTGAGCTGCAATGTTAAGTCATCGTGCAGTAGATATTACCCCCTAGGGGTATCTGTTGACGAAGAACAATCGTTTTTTGTTGTAGCAAAAAGCCTTCATAAATTTTTTAAAAGTTGTTTGTTCCTAAAAAAGAAATGAATATTATTACATCAGTACCGAAGTATGATGACGGTGAGGTTAATCGAGCGTTTATGCGTGAGATTGAAACTGGCTTCAAGATGGAGCGAGCAAAAGAGCAAGACCGCATTAATGCTACTGCTAAAGAGGCAAAGACGAATGTGGGTAAAACTCACCCGGTGTTAGGCAAATGCGTTGCTAACATTCCTGCCAGAGACTACTTCAGACTAGTCAAGAAGTACGGAGTAGATCACGTACACAGCAAAGAGTTTTTAAAATATTATAACAAGAAGTTTCCAGAACTTAGCCCTAATAAAGCGTAATGCAAAATAGAGCCAACAAAGATTTATTTGATTTAATTTCCGCACTTGCTGGTAATTCAGATTTTACTACGCAGGAAATATCTCAGTTGTTGGCTTTAGCCAATAGAAGGCTTTCTCAAGCCTACAATACCACTCCATATTGGGTTAGGTATTTAACTGTTGGTGAAGAAAGAACTATATCAAACTCAGTAGTTCCTTTTACTCAAACGAGCAAAACTGACATAGGAGAGTTTCTTAGAATAAATCGAGAGCAACCTTTGTTGAGAAACTCAACTATTGATTTTGAGTTCTTTGTAGAGAGCGACGGGGCTCACGTCATTAACCTTACAGCTTCTGATGCTACAAGCGTTTTTGTCACTTACAGAAAACCGCTCACTCTCCTAACAACATTAGACAATAATGGGACGGGTGGAGAAACTGAAGTTCCTAACGAATACTTTTTGTTTATGACCCATGCAACTTACGCTGACTTCTTGCGTATGGACGGGCAGCACTCAAAGGCAGGTTTTGAAGAAGAAATTGCCAATCAATTTTTAGCTGAGGCTTTAGACAATCCCCAGCAAGTTTATAACAATAACACAGTAGGACAGCGTTTTAAAACGTATGTCAGCCAACAATCGAGATAATGAATAGTCTAGTAACAAACCTATATCCACGCCCAAATGGAACGGTATCTGGAGAAAACCTATCCTGTGCAACATCAGGATCTGGAGTCTCATTTGCTGCATTTGATAGCAACACCAAATATGTAATGATCGACGTTCAAGATAACAATGTTATCGTGACGTTTGATGGTAGCGCTCCTACCGCATCTAATGGTCATCTTCTTGTAAAGGAGAAGGGACTTATTACACTTAGTGCTAGAGCCGCTAAGGCTGCTAAGTTTTTGGGTGTATCGGGTGCTTCAGTAATTCACGTTTCACAATTTGTGTAATGAACCCCGAGCTGAACAAGCTTGGACTAGGAGCGACAGGATCAATACTGGCTGTTTCTTTTCAAGGAATTAGCGAGGTAATGTCTATCGTCGCTTCGGTGTGTACCATTGCGTACATGGGACTTTGGGTATATAAAACAATAATAGAATTAAGAAAGCGATGAGTGGTGAACTAGTGGCAATGCTTGGAGGTGGGGTCACGGGATTTGTAATGAAACTAATCTCGGCTCAAATGAACATCCAAGCCAATGCCATTAAGTCCATGATTCAGAAGCAGGAGGTAGCGGATAATTCAGCAGACAAAGCAGCTAATAGATCTGATGAAAACGGAGCATGGGTTAGAAAGCTCATCGCTATGTGCATCTTGTTTTCAGTGGTATTTGCTCCCTTCGTCATGGCGTTCTTTGACATACCAGTAACCATTGAGGCAAATAAATTAGGCGTATTTAAATTTTTAGGAATCGGAGCAGATAAATGGAAACACCTAGAGGGCTTTGTGTTATTGCCCGAAGTGAGGCAGGGAATGCTTGCTTTACTGGGATTTTATTTTGGAAGTTCTCAAGTTAAGTGATGGATATAAGCGACAAGACAGCAGTTACTATACCCCTACGCAACCTGATTGCGTTGATTGGGTTTACTGTAGTTAGTGTTACGGGTTACGTTAATATGACCAGCCGTATAGCTAGCTTAGAGAATGCTCAGAACATTAGGGATGTCGAGATAGGGATGAATACTGAGTTCCGTATCAAATGGCCTAGAGGAGAGCTAGGAGCTCTACCTGACGACGCTGAACAAAATTTAAGGTTACAATACCTTGAGAAAAACATGGAGGAAATTGGCAGCACTGTAGAAAAACTTAAAACCTATGGTAGTGTTAATTTTGAACTACGCGACAAGAACTACCTAGACGTAAAGGAATAATATGAAATACGGAACACGCAAACCATGCCCAATGGGCAAAGGCAAAGGCAAAGGCAAAGGAAGAAAATAATACTTATGGCCAAGTCATCAAAGCATTATTTCCGAGATGGAAGAGAGCATAAAGGCAACTCTCACAGGATGCCTAATGGTCAGATTCATTCTGGTAAAACTCATGGGAAAACCTCTAAAAGGTTATTTCATTTTGGTGACTTGTCTAAAACTGCAAAAGCTAAAGCCATAAAGTCTAGGGGAAAATAATGCCAAAAAGGAAAGCTAAGAGCGGAGGCAAAATTTGCTCAGAAGGTAAGGCTTGGGCCAGAAGGACGTTTGACACATATCCTTCCGCTTACGCGAACTTGGCTGCATCTAAGTATTGTAAAGATCCTAACTACGCTAAGAAGTCCAAGGGAGGAAAAAGGAAAGGACGCTAGTGGCTCAACTCAAACAGTGGCTAAAAGAAGACTGGGTAAGGATAGGTACAGATGGATCTATCAAGGGTAAGTGTGGAACTTCTGCTAATAAGAAGAGGCCAGATAGATGTTTACCTAGACGCAAAGCTATAAGCCTGACTAAGGCTGAACGAGCTGCTACTGCAAAGAAAAAGAAACGAGAAGGAGCCCAGGGCAGAACAGTTGTAGCTAACACACCAAAAGCAAAGGTTAGAAGTGTCTAAAATAGATAAGAAAAAAATGAAGTGTAACTCACCTCGCAGAGAAGTATCTGGGGGGAAGAAGTTTGTCGTAAAGGCTTGCCAGGGCGGTAAAGAAAAGATTGTACGCTTTGGTGATGCTAACATGAGCATTAAGAAAAATAACCCAGCACGTAAGAAAAGTTATTGTGCTAGGTCAGGTGGGATTAAAGGTAAAAATAATAAACTGTCTGCAAACTACTGGAGCAGAAGGGCTTGGAATTGCTAAATGGCTAGGTACGATACATACGGAGCACAGGATGATCGACTTGCAGAAGATTTAGATCAAGGATTTACTGGGTTTAATAATAAATTTAGACCAGATCAATTAACTTCTGGTATTCTTGCTGAGTCCAATAATGGACGAATGGATTTAAATGGTGAGTGGCAACCACGAAAAGGTATGGAAATATTTTCTGCTCCATTTTCTGCGGCAGTTCTTGCTCTGCCATTTAAACTGTATGACTCTACCAATATAGGAGGTGGGGTTGCCTCCTTTACAAGAAGTAGTTCAACCATTACAGTTAATTTTAATTC